GATAGTCTATTTAAAGAAGAAGATAATGGCGACTATTAAGAAAACTACATATATTAATACAGAACTTGAGTGGGCTGAAGAGCAACTTAAGAGTTGGAGGGCATATGTTGATGCCAATCCCCTTCATGAGTTGAAGGACAGGATTGAGTGGAAACCTACAGCCAAAGGAGGAATGCTCCCTATGGTGATAGCATCTATAGAAGCTCAGGGTAAGTTTGTTCAGGAAACTATGAAGAACTACCTAGCTCTAGTGGAAGTGGTGGATAAGCTCAGGAAAATGGAAGAAGCTAAGGTGGAGGTGAGAGGAAAGGGAGAACTGTCATCAATGGCAGAAGACTTCCTTAAAAGTAGAGGATAATGATAAACAGCATACAGTCAATAGATTATAAAGATTGGTTCATCAATCAGCCAAGAATTCCAGACAAGGAAAGCTCTGAACATAGAGAGTTTTTTAATTTCCACAAGGACTTATGTTTAAATGGAGCTATGATGAATGGGGTTTATATAAATCCCTTTCTTTATTGGCACCTAAACTTCTGGAATACAGAAGTGGATATTATAGATGAACGTGGACGTATTTCTCAGAAGTATGCAAACCCCTATCTACGTGATAATGAGTGGATTATAACAAATGAGATAGATAGAGCTCAGAACGAAAAGAAAGGACTTGTTATTCTAGGGATAAGACGTTTGGCTAAGTCGGTTATTGAGAGCTCATACATTGCATGGGGAGCTACATTTGATGAGAATTCACAGAATATTATTTCTGGTTTGAATGCTCCAGATATTAAACTAATTACAGATAAAATTGACAAGGGATTAAACTTTCTTCCAGAAGCTTGGAGATGGCAGAGAATTGAGGACAATTGGAAGAATCAAGTGACATTGGGAATCAAAACAAAGGGAGGAGAAAGAATTCCATTTTCCCAGATCCTCATTCGTAACCTTGATGAAGGTAATAATGAAGAAGCAATCGCTGGTACAAAACCACGTAAACTAATTATAGATGAGATTGGTAAAGGAAATTTTCTACGAGGCTTTCAGGCAGCTGTCCCTGGTTTCACCACACCATTTGGATGGGGTTGTTCTCCCATTCTTACAGGTACTGGTGGTGATATGAAGAAATTCATGGATGCCAAGAGTCTTATGTTCGACGTAGATAATTTTAATTTCCTCACTTACAATAATGAGAAAGATGACAAACGAGTGCACGGGTTGTTCATTTCGTATAAATATAGAATGGAAGCCAAAGAGCCTTCAACCCTTGGTGCGTTTCTTGAACAACCAGCTGATAGCGATTTACACAAAATATCTATGTTGGTTAGCAATGAGGAGAAAGCAAAAGAAATAACAACCAACAACTTAGATAGACTAAAGAAGGCTGGAGACAGAATAGCATATCTTAAAGAAAAGATGTACTATCCATTGGAAGTAGATGATATATTCCTTAACGAGGATACTAATATATTTGATATTGAAGCTGCCAAGAGGCAAAAGACTAGGCTTCTTCAAGCTGAGCGTACGGGCACTCCTGTTATTTTATTCAATGACGAGGATAAGATTGGACACAGTTTTACAGATAAGCAAGCAATCAGTAACTTTCCTCTGAAGAATAGTGACTTAAAGGATGCTCCCGTAGTGATATATGAATTTCCTGTAGCAAATCCTCCTTATGGGTTGTATGTAGCAGGAGTGGATCCATATAGACAGGGACAATCAGCATATAGCTCCTCTTTGGGAGCAGTTTATGTTTATAAACGTATGCATGATATTACAGGTGAGAAATATCAGGATATGTTCGTAGCTTCGTATGTGGCTAGACCTGATAAGAAGGAAACGTGGGAAGAACAGGCTAGGCTTCTTATTAAATATTACAATGCTAGAACGCTCTGTGAGAATGATGATATATCATTTATTGAGTATATGAAAGCAAAAGGAGATGCTCACTATCTAGAGAAACAACCTCAGTGGTTGATGGAAATTGTACCTAACACTACGGTGAAACGTGAGTATGGTATCCATAGAAGTTCTCAAAAGATAATTGACTATCTTCATAACTGTTTAAAGAAGTATTTGGAAGAAACTGTGTTAACAGAGAAAGATGATGCTGGTAACATAACTAAACAAATAATGGGGGTGAGTAAGATATTTGATCCTGTTCTTTTGGAAGAGGTGATACAATATAATGATCAGGGTAACTTTGACCGTATTGTAGCAGCAGAACTAGCTATTGCTCAGGCATATAAAATGGATCCTATAATGGGCAGAGTTGGTGGTTCAGGAGATGATAGGGTGAGGGCAATGTTTGCTAACAAGTCAAAAAATACACTGTTCTCTGAATCTAGAGGACTATTTAATACACAAAAAAGAAATAAACTCTTTACATAATGGCAATTATAAGATATACGAAAGATGCTACGATTAGGTATGCCTATCTGAACATATTTCCCGATCAGTTCAAAACTGAAAAAGAGAAGAGAGACGAGAGTTGGATTAAGAACACAATGGATTATTTTGCTAACAAGGCATATGCTGAGTATGTAAAAAATAGGGATACATTTGTTAAAAACTACGATCTTGTCAAGGGCATCCTTAGAATGGAAGACTTCTATCAGGAGCCACAAGTAAAAAGTTTTACAGATATGCTTACGGCTGATTTGAATCTTCCTGCTTATGTAAAACATTATTCAATCATCACTACACCAATTAACGAACTTGTTGGTGAGATATCTAAGCGTCCTGATGCATTTAGAATTAAAGCATTTGATGACGATAGTCAATCTGAAGAGCTTGAGTTTAAAACACAGATTCTCCAAGATTATGTAATGGCTCAGGCAAGACAGAAGATTATGGAAAAGGTTGCCATGTCTGGAGAAGAAGTTGATGACGAACAAGTTCAACAAATGACTTTCGATGAGGTGAAGGATGAGCTTGACAGTTACACTTCTGTAGCTGAAAAGTGGGCAAACCATGTTCTCACCTGTCAGAAAGCAGACTTCAATCTGAAAGAGAAATCAGAAGATGCATTTAGAGACATGCTTATTTCTGCTCGTGAATACTATCACATCTACGAGGATAACTCAAAGGTTGGGTATAACATTGAAGTGGCTAATCCAAAGAACACCTGGTTTTTAACAACACCAGATAGGAAATATATATCTGATCCTACAGGTAGAGCACAAGGTGCTTATGCTGCTGGTACAGTGCAGGTTATGGAACTTTCAGAAATTATTGAGAGTATTCCTGACCTAACCAAAGATGAAATTGACCATTTGAGAAGTTCTCTCCAAGACTATGGACTGATTAATGTCCGTGAATCTAATCTAGGTAATCCGAATGTCAGTCCTGGTATTGACTCAGTTACTTACGATACATTTGATCCACTGGTCCTTCAAACCCGTATGATTATCGAGAGTGAAATGAAGGAGAACAACGATGGTCTTAAAGATTTCTTAGGACTTACATCTAATGTGTCCTCTTTTGGTTACAAGTATGTAGTGGTTAGAACTTATTGGCTTAGTAAAAGAAAAATTGGAAAGTTGATTTATGTAGATGAGATGGGAAATGAACAATCTACCCTTGTTGATGAAAACTACAAATCAGGAACTATTCCTACAGAACAATCTTTGGAATGGGGTTGGATTAATCAGTGGTATCAGGGTACAAAGATTGGACCAGACATCTACCACATCAAACCATTCAATCTTTTGAACTATTGCCCAATTATAGGTATTACTTATGAAGTGAAGAACACTGAGGCTAAGAGTCTGGTTGATCTGATGAAGCCTTTCCAGGTGTTGTATAATGTATGTATGAATCAGCTTTATAAGCTCCTTGAGAAAGAAGTGGGTAAGGTTTATTTGACATCTATCAGGCACGTACCAGTTCCCAAAGATGGAGATGCACAAGATGCTCTTGATATTTGGGAAATGGAAGCTAGGAACAGAGGAGTTGTGTTCATAGATGACTCCCCTGAGAACCTCAAAAGTCCATCTAGCTTCAATCAGTTTAGAGATATTGACCTTACACGTACGCAGGAGATTCAATCTCGTTATCAACTTGCTATGCAATTGAAGAATGAGTGTTGGGAACTTATTGGTATGTCTAGACAAAGGATGGGATCTATATCAGCCAGTGAATCTGCTACAGGTACAAATGCTGCAATCCAACAGAGTTATTCTCAAACAGAACCTCTTTTTGTAGCTCATGAGTATGTACTTGGACAATTGTATCAAGCAGTTATTGATGCTTCTTTGTATGTAGAAAGTAAAAAGCCACAATCCACTCTTTCATATATTACATCTGAAGGAGAGTCTGCATTTGTTCAGGTGAACGGTACAGATCTTAGATTCCGTGACCTCAAAGTGTTTGCTACAAATCGTCCTGAAGATAGAGAGATGTTTAGGGAAATCAGAGGCTTGTCTCAAGCTGTTCTACAGAACGGAGGATCACTCCACGATGTAATAGAGCTCTATTCTACGAACTCAATAAGAGGAATGAAGAAAGTGTTTAAGACATTAAAAGAAAGGCAGGAACAGCTTCAGGATCAACAAATGCAGCAACAGCAGCAACAAATGGAACAACAGCAACAAATTGCTGAAGCCCAATTGGAACAAGCTCAACTTCAAAATGAGCAGAAGATTGCTAATGATAACTATCAAAAAGAACTTGACAGGATTAGTAAGAAAGAGATTGCCATCATCCAAGCTACAGGATTTGGTAAAGTGGAGAGTGAAGATATTAATCAGAATGCAGTTCCAGATGTTCTTGAGATGAGTAGGTTTGCAAGCGAGGAAGCCAAAGCTGCAAAAGACTATCAACTTAAGATGTCTGACATTCAAAATAAGAACAGGCTTGCTGCTGAGAAACTTCAGCTTGAAAGAGAGAAGTTACAGATTGCTAGAGAGAATCAAGCAAACGACTTAGCTGTTGCTAAAGAAAATGCTAAAGGACGAGCTAAAAAATCTAAATAATGTTTGATAGACTTATAGACTTATTACTAGACTGGTGGCACTATGTGTCACCAGCAATCATTATACCAAGCTATGAAGAAGCAGTTCTTCTTAGAAATGGTAAGTTTAGAAAAGTGCTAGGTCCAGGGTTCCACGTGAAACTTCCAATATTTGATGACGTTATATCACAGCATGTGGTAGTAACTACACTCAGTCTTGCTCCACAGTCCTTGTACACACAGGATAAACAGAACATTGTGGTGAAAGGAGTTATTAAATATAAGATATCAGACGTTAAGATATTCCTTTTGGAAGTCTATGATGCACAGGATGCCTTGTCTGACATTACGCAGTCCATTATAAAAAACATCATAATCACTACATCCTTAGAAGAATGTTTAGCTCCAGACATAGATAATGTTCTTACTAAAAAAGTGAGGGTTGAAGCAAAGAAGTGGGGAGTTGATATACAACAAGTGACACTTACAGACATTGCTCCAATCAGAAGTTTTAGGATAATTAATGACTCCATCATAAACAAACTTGATTAGAGTAAAAAATATTAATGCTATATTATCTTCAAAATTGGGGTATATAGTGTTCGTTCTCTTTGCTAATAAATTAAACTACTATACTTTTGTATTGAAAACCAATTAAATAGAACTACATATGGCCGAAAATCTAGATAATCCCCAATTTGGGAACTTCAGTATTCAGGACACCATGGAAATGGGAATGGGCAACACAGATCTATTAAATGATTTGATGGGACCAGAAACCGCTACAGGAAACCCTGATGATATCAAAGATATCAACGAACCAGCTCCTGCTCCTGAAAAGAAGGCTTCAGCAAAAACTGCTGCTGCACCTAAAGAAGAAGAAAAGAAGGAAGAAACTGTTGACATTCAAAGTTTTCTGTACGGAGAAGATACAGAAGAAGATGATGATAATAACGAAACACCTTCTGCTCCTGTTAAGAAAGAAGTTGCTGCTGAAGAAACTAAAGATGGTGAAGAAGCTGAAGAAGAGGTTTCCCAATTCACAGCTCTATCTAGAGACCTTTTCAAACTGGGCGTATTCTCCAAGGATGACGAAGAAGAAGATGTAACAATCTCTACAGCTGAAGAATTCCTTGAAAGATTTAACTCAGAAAAGAAAAAAGGTGCAATTGAGGTGGTTAACAATTTCATTGGACAGTTTGGTGAAGATTACCAACAAGCCTTTGATGCCATCTTTGTAAAGGGTGTTGACCCCAAAGAATATTTCGGTACATATAATCAAATACAGAATTTTTCAGAAATGGATCTGTCACAAGAGAATAATCAAGTGGCAGTTATAAAACAAGCTCTTGAAGATCAGGGCTTTGATCCTGAAGACATCACTACAGAAGTGGAGCGTCTGAAAAACTACGGTGATCTTGAAACTGTTGCAGCAAAACACCACAAGGTGCTAGTAAAAAAAGAGTCAGCTAAGCTGGCTAAAATGGAACAGGAACAAGAAGTACAATTACAACAACAAGCTGCTTATAAACAGCAATATGTAAATAACGTTCAAACTGTTTTGCAAGAGAAACTCAAAGCAAAAGAATTTGACGGGATTCCCATCAATCCCAAACTTGCTGGTGAACTACAAGATTTCCTTCTAGTTGATAAGTACAAAACAAGCTCTGGTGAAAAGCTCACAGACTTTGATCGTACCATCCTAGATCTGAAGCGTCCAGAGAATCATGAAATGAAAGTGAAGGTTGCCCTTCTTCTAAAGATCATTGAAAAAGATCCCACCCTTTCTACGATTCAAAAGACTGGCATCACCAAAAAGTCAAATGAATTGTTTGGTGAAGTTGCTAGACAAGCTAGTAAAGCTTCAGTGAAATCAAGTAAACCTAGTAAGCCAAACTCGTGGTTTATTTAACTTTTTTTTCTATATTAACTTAAAAAGATAACACAAAATGGCAATTCAAACAATCCCAGGGTTAACTGGTTTCACGTATGCTCGTGTTGCTTCTATGGACAAACGTGCCGTAGGTAAGCTCACTGATGCTAACCACCTGGAGAGCTTCCACTCAACTGAGCCTGCTGATTACGACAAGAAAATCATCAGCCTCTACACACAGAGCTCTCTTTACAGCAATGACTTTTTGGACATGATCAACAAGTCTACTCCTTTTTACATCGACAATAACAGCGATGCATGGAAGTGGCAGGTTGCGGTTCCTTACAAGTTCCCTAAAATCATCGACATCCCAAGCTCTACAAATGAGTTCTCTAAGAATGCTATTATTTCTGTAGGTTCTCGTCAGTATGGTCCTCGTTTCTACGTTATTAAGGATCCAGTTCCTTGGAACATGGGCTACCTTTATTACTTCACTCTCATCACTGATAACCCAACTGTAGACTTCGTAAGCCCAACTTTCCTGCAATACGGAATTGAACTTGAGCTTGTTGATGCTGCTATCGGTGAATTTGATCAAGATCTTTTGGGTCTTCCTCGTTTGGGTGAGCAAATCACTATGTTCGAATCTCTTGGTTCTGCATATGGTTTTGAGCACAAAATCACTGAGTGGGCTGATGACAAAATGATGCGTGATGCTTCTGGCAAACCTTTGGACATTTAGGTTTACGCTCCACAGCGTAGGAACCAACTTCCTTTGACTAGGAATGATGTTAAATGGGAACCATTCATTGAGTTCTGGATGCGTAAGTCTATGCTTGAGTTGAAAGTTAAGCGTATGATTTGGGCTAAGCCTGGTACTGTTAAAACAAATGGTTCTAAGCAAGAATTGAAGCGTACTTCTGCTGGTGTTTATCACAGGATGCGTAACAATGGTAACTTGGTTCAATATAACCGTGGTGAATTTTCTGCTAACCTTATCCGTTCAGTTTTCGGAGATCTGTTCTATCGTAGGGTTGATGTAAAAGACCGTCGTGTTAAAATGTATACAAACGAAGCTGGTTTCGATGTATTCCAGCAAGCTCTTAAGACAGATGCTTTGAATTCTGGCTTGACTTTCATGGCAGATAGCGGTAATCGTTATATGCAAGGAGAAGGACAGCACATCACTTACAACTTTGCATTTGATGCAATGGTTACTCGTGAGACTGGTCGTGTTGAACTGATTCACTTGAAAGAATTGGATCTTCCACAATCTAACCTTGAATTTGGTCAGAACAAGAAATCTACTCCTGTATTTATGGTGTTTGACGTATCTCCAATGAGCGATGGTTCAATGGTGAACAACATCCGTGAAGTAAGGATGAAAGGTGCTCCTTCTATGACTTGGGGTTATATTGACGGAACTCGTCACCACCTTGGTTTTGCTAAGTCTCAGGGTATGAGCTCAGCTAACAAGTTCCCTGGTTATGAGATCTGGATGAAAGACCGTTGTGATGTATTCATTGAAGACTTGTCTCGTACAGTTTTGATTGAAGAGATCCCACAATTCTAAGGATCCACTCTAGGAATAGTATTCCTAGACCCTATACCGAGAAGAGATTGCCCCCCACGTTCCCTGTGGGGGTGCTCTTCTCAAACTACAGAGTGTTGGATTGGGGTGTCTCCCATTCGCTACTCCTTCAGTGGAAGCACTCTGCAACTTAAACTACATATGGGTAAGTGTAAATAGAAAAGTCAACTTTTTATAAACCAAATCAAAACTACATAAAATGGGTAAGACAGGAAAAATTTCCACAATCAAAAGAGATTACAATAGCACACAATTGCAAACAATGCAAAGTGGTCTAGCACAAAGAGGACTTACAAGAATACCTGGTACAGGCGTGTTCAAGTATCCATACAAGGAACTTGATGGTCAGTATAGGACAGGACTTAATCCTGAAGCATCCTACATCCGTAGAATTTCAGATCCTACAGAAAGAGAAATTGAGGTTGAACGAGTTACAGAACTTTGTGAAAAGCTTCAAAATGCTCTTGGAGGAATTGATCTTGGACCACGTTCTAAGTTCTGGAATTATGGACTCTCTACATCTACAGATGATACATTGCATGTACAGCCTGTAAAATTGATAGATGGAGATAACTATTTTGATATCTCTGTTCCTCTTCAAGAACTTGCATTTGCATGGCTTAGAGTTCATCCAACAATTGCTTCTAGCTATCAAGCTTGGGAGCGTGGTGAATTTCCTGCTGACACTCAGTTCTATGTAGCTGATGAAGATATTGAAAATGCTGTAGTGTTCAAAAAGAAACAGCTCATCAATAAGGCTATTGTGAAGTTTGATTCAATGACTCCTGAGAAGAAGAGAAAAGTTGCAAGGTTGTTAGGTCTTCCTGTTACAGATGATTCTAGAGAAGATTCTGTATACAATCAAGTTGATAACGTTCTTAAACAAACAGAATTCAAAAACGGAAAATATCAAGGATTGAATCCAGTTGAGATTTTCAACAGGTTTGCTGACATGAAAGAAAACTTACTCCATATTAAAGATTTGGTAAAGCAAGCTCTGACGCATTCTGTATACAGGCTTAAGCCTAATGGAAAAATTTACGAAGGTGAGTTTGAAGTGGCAAAGGATGAAGAAGATTTGGTAAAATTCCTTGCTGATGATGATAATCAGGATGAACTGCTTACCCTTGAACAAAAACTTAAAAGTAAAAAACTAGCTTCTGTATGATACCTGTAGATAGTTTATTGTATAAAATAGATCAGAAACTAAATAAACTATCAACTAACGAACATCAACAGATAGCATTAGAAGATAAGATTTTAGCTTTGAATGAAGCTCAAATCAAATTGATAAAACAAAAAGTTGATGGTTTCAGTACGGTATCTGGTTTAGGACTTGATTCCTTTAAGAAAAGGTATGAAGATCTTCAAAGTTTGGTGGTGAACTATGCTCACCAACCACTGACGTTAACTTTAAAAAATATACAACTAAATCAGTGGTTTGCATATTTGCATGAGTTAGATCCTAAATACATGTTCTATATTGATAGTTATGTATTGGCTGACAAAGGTAGATGTAAAGATAGAAAGATTTGGATAAACAAAGATCTTGCAAAACATGGTGACTTGTCACTTCTTTTGAATAACGATCATTACAAACCTTCTTTTGAATACCAAGAAACTTTTAACTTTATATCATCTGATGAGATATCAATCTTTACAGATGGTGAATTTACCCCCACAAAAATTTACATATCGTACATGAGGTATCCTCAGTACATCAATAAAGAGGGATACATAATGCTTGATGGTGAACCATCATTCGATCAAGATTGTGAACTAGAACTTTACCTAGAAGATGAACTTCTAGATCTTACAGTTCAAAATCTTGCAATGTACACCGAAAATCAGTCTGCTGTCCAGAATAGTATATATAGGATACAGACAAATGAATAAGTTTTTTAATAATTAAAATAAGCACAAAATGGCTGATTTCTCATTAACTACGCTCTTCGTAGTTCCAGTAGGAAACTCTCTACCTAGCTCTGGTTCTACGCAAGGCCTGTCCGCAGGACAGTTTGGTATCTTTAGAAGTGATTATAGTGTAGCAACTGCTGCTAACATCGCTGCTAAACCATACTTTTATCTCGCTCAAGGTAGAACAAACACTTATCTTCAAGGTTCAAAACGCTCTGACAAAATTGCAGGTTGCGTTGAAGGAACTTGTAAATCCAATGTAACCGAGTGGTATAAAGTGACTGGTTGTCCAACACCTGCTACTCAAGTTACTGATGTTGATGGTTGGAACGTAAAGTGTGGTGACATTGTTACCCTTACACTCCGTGCCCATTCTTCTTATCTGGATACTCTGTATTTCAATGGGTTCACTCGCTCAGTGACTGTTCAAGCTCCTTGCTGTGACTGTGGTGGTGATCCTTGTGAGAACGTTGATGTTCCTGCATTGATTGATCAGTTTATCTTTCAATTGACTTTGCAAGCTCCTGGTAACAACCCAGACAACATCAACTTCAATGATTTCTATCAATTCCAAAGGATTGGTAACGATCAGAATGCTATCCTCCGTATTTCTGGTAAGCCTCTTACCAAGTATGGTCAGCCTTGTGATGTTGCTGCATTCCCTTGGGAGTATGACAGAATGTATTTCCGTACATTTGTATACAGTGGACCAGCTACAACTGCTGACTTTATTGTAGCAGATGCTTGTAACATTGTAGCTAATGCTGAAGTTACTCAACGTGCTTCTTACCCTTCAGGTACTTCTGATGAGATTAAGCAATTGGAGAAAAACTTCTACAGCTATCAAGCTGGTTACCTGAAGCATCTCTATAGGATGGCTGGTTATAACGAAAACTTTGAGTCTTGGGTAACTGACGGTACTACCTACGATACCTTCTACATCAAGTTTAACGAGTATGACAAGTCTGCCTATTCTTGGGGTGATTACATTAAGGAAGATGCAATGGTGATCATTGCTGTTCCTCAGGCACTCACTGCTGCTATTCAAGCGGTTCTTGTAGCAGGTCTTGGTTCTGTAGCTGATGATAATGCTTGTGTAAGCACTACATCTACTACCACCACTGTATGGCCTACAACTTCTACTACTAGCACTTTGATTCCTTAATAGGGTAGTAAGAAACAATATCATATAACCTAAGCCAGAGGGTGAGAGGATTCAATCTCAAATCCTCTGGCTTATTTATTTAAAAAACATGGCGGATCTTAAATTAGACATATTAGTAATCCCTACATACAATATACAAACATTAGGTATTGCTGATGCGTCCACTTATCCAGTGTCCCCTCCTGTATCAGCTCCTACAATAGAAATTGAAGTTCCTGGGTTTGGTCTTGTAAGTCTTCCGTTTAACATCAATGACTTCAATATCTATAATTCTGCTTCATTAGGATTAACAGCTGTTGGGGATCCTTTGCTCCCTCTTCCTGATGGAATATATTACATAAAATATTCCGTAGCTCCTGCATATCTAAACTTTGTACAAAAGACAATAATTCGTGTTGACCATCTCCAAGAAAAATTTGATGATGCATTCATGAGGCTTGATATGATGGAATGTGACATGGCTATAAAAACACAAGCAAAAGTTGACTTGAATAGTATATATTATTTTATTCAGGGATCTATTGCTGCTGCTAATAACTGTGCTGTGGTTACATCAAACAAGTTGTACAATCAGGCAAACAAGATGTTAACCAATTTTATTAAGAACAATTGTAATTGTTACGGAAACAATTACATAAATAATTTTCATTAATATGGCAAATTGTAGAAACTGCGGAATGAAATTTGGATGCGGTTGTCAACTAATCAACGGTCTATGTTCAGCTTGTAATCATGCATTGACTCAAGTAACTCAAAGAATAAAAAATGTTATCACCAAGGCTTACAAATTGCGTTGATTGTTCAACTATAACGTTTCTCTTAGGAGAAATAGATTGTAAGTTGACAGAATTGGCAAACAATGAATATAATAACATTGTTTTCCAACTCAACTATCCTGTGCCTGGAATTGTAATAGGTGACCTCTTAAATTACAAAAGAATATTAACGTTCAAGTTTTGTAATTTGGATTATGCATCAAACTTTTCTGTGGAGCAGATAGCTAGTAAAGTTAAACTTTTAATTAAAAAATAATAACCTAAAATGGCTTGTTCAAATTGCTATAACGGGTGTGCTGAAATTGTTTCAGATAGATGTGTTAGATATACAGGCATTGATGTTCCTCTTCTGGGTATTCAGAATGGTGACTCTTTGTCTTTTATTGAAGCCACTTTGATAGAATTTCTCACATCAACGATTAACGGTGAAGGTGTTAAACCTATCATCGATCAAACAATTATATGTGAAGTGGTAAGTAAATATCTTCCTGATTGTGGAGAACTTACACTAAATGCCTATCTGACAGCTCTAATTAAAGCTGCTTGTGATTTACAAACTCAAGTTACAGTTCTTGATGGAAGAGTTGATGTAATCGAAGCTAGCTATTCAATAGGATGTCTAACTGGTGTAACTTCTACATCTGGAACACATGCTATTCTTCAAGCAGTGATTACAAAACTGTGTGCTTTGGATGTAGCGTTAGCAGCACTTGCTCTTGATGTTGATGTTAACTATGTAAAGCTTTCCGATCTAGACACTTTGATTCAAGCCTATCTTGACAGTACAGGTGGTTCTACACAGTATTATAACAGAATGGTTCCCTACACTGTAGTGGAATATTATGGAGTTCTTTCTAATTTTGATATTACAGGTGCAGGTCTTGGAGATTGGGACAAGATTTATTTGTGTAATGGTCAGAATGGTACACCAGATAAACGCGGTAGGGTTCCTGTTGGAGCTATACAACTTGTTCCTGGAGGTGTTTTAGCAGCTGCTGTTAATCCTGCCACTCCTACTAATCCTAATTATGCACTTGGAGATACGGCATATGGAGCTAACAGTGTAGTTCTTGATGTTACGCAAATTCCTTCACACACTCACACTCTTACAGATCCTGGTCACACACACACGTACGAGGGATCAATTCAACCAGGAGGTGGTGGTGAATCTAGTAGAGATGGTGTTCAAGCAACTTTGACTACTAATTCATCCACTACAGGAATAACTATTGCTTCTGCAGGAGGTGGACTTGGTCACTCTAATATTCAGCCAACACTTGCTTGTTATTACATAATGTATATTCCTTAATCTATTAAATCTACAATAAATGGCTTGTGTACCAGGTTCTCCTTGTAATCCTGTTGTTGTTAACTCTGTCTATCCAAAGAAGTGTAACAATGGCTGGTTTGCTGGATATCCAATAAATTCTAATCTTATTTGCTATAATGGTCCAACTTTACCAAATACAGGTGTAACAACAGGAGATAACTTGAATGTGGTTTTAGAAAAGATTGATAATGAACTTGACCCTGTCACATTGGTTCAGACTATTCTTCAGACTATTTTAACAAACCCTTCATTGAATGTTAGCTTTTGTAATTTAGTAAACAATTGCACATATTATTATACAAGTACAACAACAACCACCACTCTTCCTCTTTAAATAGATATGTAGTAAAATGTTTCGTTAATATTAAAAACCCTGTTTTGTTGGTTTTACAGGGTGTTTCCCCTGCCCTTTCTAGGGTGGGGGTTTTATTTATAATCAATTTGATTACAATAGATAACTTGTTCAGTTAAATAAATTTGGAGAATTTCAAAAACATTTATACCTTTACTGTAATTTTAACCAAATTATTGAGTTATGGTCGGCAACCAACACCTTTTAAATCAGCTTCAAAACATGCTGAATTGGAAAAAGAGCAAGAAGTTTTATGCTGATAAGTTAGGAGTTACGGAAGCTGAGGTGGATGAACTGTTAAAAGAACTTAGAAATAGTACAAGTAGTATAAGTGATGATGCTGAGGCTTCTAGTTACATGACTGAGCTAGAAGATGCAATCATTAAATATCAAGAAGATGTATCTAAAGGAATTGGTGAAGTGGTTTTCAATACTCCAGATGAGATTAAATCTTTGGAAGAACTGATAGAAAAGAGTAAGATTGACACATCTAAATGGGAAATAACTAAATACGTCCAGAACTATTGGGGAAATTCTAAAACTCCTCATTGGCAGGTTAAAGCCTGGATGGCTAAGAAAACTAGTGAGCAACTGTTCCAAGACTCATTTGTTGAGTTTCTCAAAGAGTATCAGCCTAAATGTTCAGAAGTTAAATTGCGTGAACAAAATCCTGATAAGTCTTTAGCATGTTTGATTATCAATAAACAAGACTCCCATCTAAATAAATTTGATGTAGATGGGGACAATGATATAAACAAAAGGTTCTCTAATATTCTAAACAAAGTGGAGATCATTGTGAATCAAGCTAGCTTGTCAAATTACATGGAAAGTGTGATTTACATTATAGGTTCTGATGAATTCAACAGTGAATTTACAGGAACTACAACTAAAGGAACTCCACAACAGAACCTTCTCACCTATCATGATTCTTTCGAGAGGATTTGTAATCATGAGGTAGAAATGATAAAGATGCTTCTTGAGAATGTAGATGATGTACAAGTTGTCTATGTAGCTGGAAATCATGATGAGTTTGTGGGATGGCATATGATTAATTGGTTAAATGCATACTTCAAAAGTAATCTAAGAGTTACATTTGACTGTTCTCCTAGATACAGAAAGTATGTAAGTTATGGAGAAACAGCAATGATGTTTAATCATGGCGATGCTATGAAGCCTGCAAAGCTTGCTAGTGTATTCCCAATAGAATTTAGAGAAGAATGGTCAAACAACAAGAACTTCTATATATTCACTGGAGATAAACATCACGAGCTAAGTATTGACTTTGGTGGAATTAAGTTTTATCAAATACCTGCATTCTCTAATGCTAAGAGTTCTTGGGATGAGAAAAATGGTTACACAATCTCAAGAGCTGAAGTTACAGGATTTCTTATAGATTTTGAACAAGGAATGACAAATATATTCAAACAGTATTTATAATGTCAACATTAAGAAAATTAGTTTCAGACGTACGTTCTATGCATAAGCTGTTGTCTACAGACAACCTTATCACTGACAGAGCTGTGGCTTCTGAAGTCAAAAATAATGCACTCTTGTTAATCAAGAGAGAAACAAATCTCAGAAAGCTTTGGGCTACTGACACTTTGTTTACAACCATTCCTTGTTTGGAAATGGTGGAAGTTCCTATTTCCGAATGTTGTGATTTTGTTGATCCTTGCACTGTTGCAAGAACTAGATACAAACTTCCACGCATAGCTGAAGGTAACTATCAATATATTATTCAAGGTGTTTATTCTATAAATGCTTTAAGTGGAAGAGGAACTAAGTTTAAAGAGATTACAATAAACAGATATGTAAATCTTATAAAACTTCCCATCATAAAGAGAGAAAGTTATTTCTGGATTATGAATGGTTATTTGTACATCAGTAATCCACTTATTCAAGCTATTAGAATTTCAGCTTTGTTTGAACAAGATGTTCCTAATGAGATTATGTTTCCTGAGTGTGGATGTGGTGGTATAGAATATACTGATTCAGAATGGTGTAAAAACCCTCTCGATAAACCTTATGCTCTTCCTGGGTATTTGGAAAAACAAGTTTTGGAACTAACTTCTCAAAAGCTCCTCACTACATATTTTAGACTTAAAACAGATCAAACTTCAGAAGGTGTAGATGGGCAAGCACCTAATTCAACAAATACCCAGTAATGAGAGTAAAGATAGATTGGAGAAGTTCGAGTAAAGATAACTACGTTAGTTTTTGTAAAAAGAACCCATCAATAAAAATATCATTTGATGAATGGAAAAATATCATCTATTCATTCAATGAGTCTTTCAAAAATTACATATTAGAGACAGGCGAGAAAGCAAAACTTCCTTTTGGGTTTGGTGAATTCTCAATCAACAAAAAGAAAAGAAGGAAAAGAAAAGGACTTAATGATGAGTTTGTAAATCTCCCCATTGATTGGCAAAAGACCAAAGAGAAAGGTAAGGTGATTTACAACTTCAACTATCACACTGAGGGA